ACTTGACGGGACCTGAGAAAGTTGAACGAGCCATTTTTATCTCCTGTCGTGGCTAGTGTCAGCCGCACCATGCGGCTGTCAGGGATAAGTTATTATAGCCTAAACAAGCTCGACAAAAAAGAGCTAGTGCGGGTTAGACTTGCTTTTTTAACGTAGTCCATTTCAAAGCGGTGCAGTTTTGGCGTTCTTTTTTGATGCCACTCTTCATCCGAAACTAAATGTGTATTTAGTTTAGGCTTCCCATCTGGAAAATACAGGTAACAAACAGGTGCATCTTTATAGATAAAAATATCTTTGTTGCATTCTTGTTTTGCCAAAAGAAAATTTATATTCAAAGAAAGATAGTGGTTTGGTAGATGTGTCACAACTCCATTTAATAACATGCCGGGGAACTTTTCCGTGTGTTCATATTGAGGTGCTAAAAACATCATCTTTTGTTTTTTGTTAGATGTGAAGGTAACATTGAAGCAAAGTTTCACACTTACAAAATCTTTAGCCCAAGACTTGTGCATCTGATCTTCTACGTTGTGACCGTGCAGCTTAATAAACGGGAGTGGTGATTTATAGAGTATGTCTGGGCATGGATCTAATTGAAACCGAAAGACAAAATCACACGGCAGCTTAATAAGATAGCTGTTTTTAAACATTTCAACAAAACTAGGACACCCCGCTACTGTGGAATTTTCCGGCTTGTTTAATGTTGGGATAAATTTTTTTCTATTGGAAAGTGTTTCTTTGTACCAGCTTGGCGTAGATGGACACATAAAACTGTTGATATCTTCGACTTGAGAGTGAGAAGAGTAAATATGTAAAGTATTTATCATGTTGTCCCTATAAACAGTTTAAGACGAAAAGGGCGACTGAATAGCCGCCCTTTTACTTTATTATGCCTACAATTATGCGCCCGGCGAACCGAATACACAACGTGGGTCTGAGAAGCCGAAGCTGTAACGCTCACGGGCCTTGAACCGCATGTTACCAGTGTCGAAGTCTGGGTCCATGTTGGTTGCAAGAGCAGCACGTTCAAAGTGCTTGAAGCCGTTTGGCGCGTCAGTCTTGATGAAAAACGCATCGGTGTCGGTCAAGTAGTCGTTGACTACATAACCTTCAGGCAGCATGCCTGATGACTTGATAGCGTTGATATCATTGTCGGCTGTACCTACCCGTAGGTTTGATACAAGCAGACGTTCTGCAACGAATTGCAACTGACGTGGGATGATCAGCTTCATGCCACGAAGAGCAACAATCAGGCCACGCTCATCAACGAAACCAGCAATGTTGATCAGAGCGTCTTCCAAAGAAGTTTCGTTCAAATCAGCAGCTACTGATGGTTCGTTGGCGAAAGTGCCGCCTGATGTCAGCGGGTGTGATGCATCACAAAGAGCAACACCGTCACCACCAGCAAATGCGCCAGCAGAGAATGCGTTGTTCAGGATTGATGCAGCTTTAACCTGCTTTGTGTGTGCCATTGACCGTGCGAGTGCACGAGTGTAGCGAGAGGCCAGACGATCATACAGATTGTCTTCAACAGCTTCTTCAGTGATTGAGAAAGCCATTGCCACTGTTTCGTGGTTGTACCGAGCAGTGTAGGCTTCTTGTGCATCGTCGTAAGATACACCTGTGCCTTCACCTTTTGTCGGTGCAGCGCCGAAACCAGACAGCATAACTTCTTCCTCGAATGCCCGATCTGATGACTCGGTGTCGAAGATTTCCGCATGCTGGCCTTCGTAGCGACCATATTCCATACCAAAGAGAGCGTTTAGACCCGGCTCTAGTTCTTTGGCGAGTTGTGCGCGAGAAATAGCCATTATCTACACTCCCTTATGAAATAGCGGCTTCAGAATCAGACTGAAGCAGCGCGTGATTGTTAAGCATCACAATCATAGGAATACCAGCGGCAGTGAAGTCGGCGTTCTCAGCGTCATCAAGAATGCCAACGATCTTCAAAGGAAGAGATGCATCTGATGAGTCAAGAGTTGCGACATCAAGCTGTGCGCTAGAAATGCCTGTGGTTGTGCTACCGCTTGCACCATTGTTGAACTGTGAGTTCTCAAAAATGGCGGCAACAGCAGTTGCTTTGTTAGTGATGGTAGCGTCTGTGCAAATTACAAAGCGCTGGAGCGGGTTGTCGTACACATATCCGATGATGTCGAAGTTTGTGTCGGCACCTGAACCGGGCCAGTAGTTTGAAAAGACTTTTTTACCAGTCGTAGATGATACATATTCACAGCCAGCAAAAACGCCAACGGGAGCTTCAGTATCGCCGGATGCAGAACAGATAACGATTTCACCACCGTTATCGGCCTTTACCATTGATCCCTGATAGATCGCGCTAGCGGCGCTGTCGATGAAGTATGCATTAGTACCTTGAGTAGCTGGTGCGCTACCTGCGGTATTGATCGGCTTGAGGCCGAAGGCAACATTAGTGTTTGCCATTGCTTACTCCTTATCAGATTAAGGGGACTAATCCTTGCCCCCGAATGATACACGACTTTGCCTATCGTTATGGATAGGCATTGAGGGATGTTGTTCCCTCATCAGGTTATCGTCAACGGCTTTCATTTGATTGCGGGTCTGCTCCCGGTAATATTCAGTTCTTTCTTCAACCGTTTCTTCTGGGATCCGTGCAAGCATTAAACCGCCTACACCAATAACCCCAGCATTTCTACCTTCATCAATCGTTGGAAACTGATCAGCCAGATCAGGATATTCATCCGCACGAACTGGTTCCCATCCTTCCCGAAGCTTCGCTGCTACGTTTGTGCGATCATCTTCCCCACGAATTGAAGTGCGGATCCAACGATGCTTGTAGCCTGCTGGTGCTTCAGGTGCTGCCAACTTTGATGGCGGTGTCCACGGCTTGCGCCGTGTGGTTTTTGCGCGTGATGTTGATTCGCGTGTATTTCTATCAGTCATATTCTTACTCCTTGACGTACTTTGCATATTCTTCAAGCGGAACATTCAAGCGTTTCGCAATGGCAATTTGCGAAGGCGTAAGTTTGACTGTTCTGCGCCCCTTTTTAGACGACTTAGAAGCCGTGGACTCCGCAGAAGCGACTCGGGGTCCTGCGTCACGAACTGCTTCCTTAAACTTGTGCGGGAACTCAGTACGGACACGTCTATCTAGCTCAGTATAATACTCATCGGACGTTGGGTCAAACCCCTCATCCTCAATTAGTTGCCTATGGATACCAAAAGCAGCATATGTCATGGTCTGATCAGCGCCAAACCATTCATTCTTCGATGCCCAAGCTTCGGCTTTCGGATCAGGTTTAGCTGGTGCCTGCTGTTGCGGGGCAGCTTGTGGTGCTCCAACGGGCTGTTGTACCTGCTGTTGACCACGCTCTTTGATCTGATCGTACTTTGCCTGCTCCATAGCCAGCCGACTAATGTTCTGCTGGGCCTCAAACATGGCATCAGCATCACCTTCGTCATATGCTTTCTTGTATGCTTCTTTAGCAGCGATTACTTGAGACTCTAGTCGAGTGCCAAACTCACCTACATAAGACTCATCTAACTTGTTTAGCCGAGCCTGTAATTCTTCGTTTTGCTTTTTTACGCCTTCAGCATACTCTAGCGCTGCTTGACGTTGCCGCTCTTCTTCCCGGTATTTACCAGTAAGTGTGCGAATACGGCGCTGAACAGATTCCGAATACGATGCGAGTTCGTCATCATCGTTATCAGCCTTCTGCTCTGGCTCCTCGGACTCTGTGTCAACTTCCTGAGTCTCGACCTCTTGGGCCTCATCCTCAGTCTCAATGACTTCGAGTTCTTCTTTTTCTGCTAAATCAGGCATACTTAAACTCCGTATGTTTTGATATCATCTGGGTCGATGATGGTGGCAATGACTTCGTCGTCATTGATAATACGAACCTCGCCACCTTCAATGTTGAAGCGAGATCCAGCGTAGCGCCCAATACACACCCAATCACCTTCCTTGCACCACGGCTCACAATCGTCGCCGAACTTGTTAGGATCTTGATATGCTAAAGGGCCGACCTTTACGACATAAGCTACGGTTGTCGCACGGGCTTCTTTTTCACGAGCGGCATCAGGAATGTAAACGCCGCCGTCAGTTTTTGATTTACCCATATATGGCATAACAAGAAGCCGCCAGCCTGTAGGCTGCGGTACTCGTTCTGCTATGGATTTGGATTTTGCAGCTTCTTCGGCCTGTTTTTTAGCGCGTTGCTGCTCAAGAATATAGTCAGGTACTAAGAGAGTCTTCGTCATAGTTAGCCTTTTTTAGCAGGGTTTGAAGTTCGTCAAGGGCGTAAGTGAGTCCCTGTATCTCACCTATCCTTGCTTTGTAGTCTTCCCAGTCGGAAGCACCACCACTCGTAATAGATAAACTAATGTCATCTACACGATTTCTCAAGGCTTTTTGATACCTTGAGACAAAAGAAACTACATCCATTTACATACCACAGTTGCAATCAGGTTTCCCGCAGTCACATGGGCCTTCTTCACCCGGCAAATCCGACATCGGACCGCCTTCAGCCCACTCTGCACAACTGTTCTTAGCACTGCACATAAACTTTAGCAACTGACAATAGCCAACTTCACCAGACTCATCCTTCATGCATTGCTGCATATGCTCTGTAATATTGAACACGGAACATGTTCCACAGCTTTCTTCTGGGTTGATTGCTGGGCCATACTGATTTTCTTTCACAGCAAGACGACGGTTCTCTTCGTTTGTCTCCACATCTTGCGTAGCAATCGGGCAGGCTTCTTCCATTTTCTCAACAGGCATGCCATCCTGAATAGCTTTGCTCAAGTCTATACCATCTGGAATAAGTTTGATTTCAATCTTCATATCTACACCTGTGTGTTCGACATGCCAAATGGCCCTGTCATTAATCCTGTACCTTGACCAGCACCCGCATATTGTCCCATCAATCCTGTAACACCCGGCTGTGTAGGCTGGTTAAAGTTCATGTACGGAAACAGTTGTTTCCTTAACTGATCTGCCCCAACACCGCCATATGCCACATATTCAGAACCAACCATATCTTCGATTGGGTTAAATGCTGGTGGTACAATCTGCTGTACTTGTGCAATTTCTGGGCCGTCTCCGTCGTCGGGTCCCACTACATCGGCAGGGCCTATTTCTGCTCCAAATGCTTTTCCTATGCTTGTAGCCATAGTAGCAAAACCAAAGGCTGGAGAAATAAACCCTAAAAGAGACTGAGGATTTTCGGCTACAAAGTCTGCGATACCGCCGAACAACCCCGTATCATCTGGGGCTGCGGTAGCAACATCTGTGTCATGC